CATCAATATTACCAACATCAATTTTGAATACTTTCTTTTCACCTGCACGAATAATACGATAAGTTAACATAGCATCTTCAGCCATAACTAATTGTCTGAAAACTCTACGAACTTTATTAAGTACTGATGAACCATATGGTAAATATTTGTCATCACCGAGTAATCTGAAGTGAGCAATTTCAAATGTATTGAATTCATCACCCGTCATTCTTTCTTTAAACTTTACAAACGGTTTACCATTTTGAATTCTTTCATATCTTTCAATTTCATAATTTACCAATTGTTTTACATGCGAAATACCTTTTTTTCTTTCACCATAAAGTAATACAAAATTATCACCGTATTTTGTTACATTTCTTACCCAGAACGGTAAGTTTACATTCACATTAACAATATCATAGAAAAATTCTTCCAATAAATATTTTATTCTTTCTTTATTGGAATATATATTTAACATTTTACCATTTATACCAATTGTTGTGGATTCTTCCATGAATAAATCCAAAGCACTTGAAATAATTGGATAGTATTCCATACCTTCATAATCAATATATGCGGGAAGTCTGGCAGCTTCATATTGTAAAGCCTTTTGAAAACCTCTGTCTGTTGTACGGAAAAATTTACTCTGAAGTTCTCTCTTTTGTTCAATCTCCAAACCTTTCTTTTGAATCTCTTCCGGAGTATTACCCTTAATAATTATCTTTGTTTCTTTTGGTGGTGGTGCATTAATTGTAGAAGGTAATACGACAGTTGGTTGTTGCTCTTGAAAACCAAAACCATCCAAATTCAACATTTTATTAAGTGCCTGATATACCGTTAATTTATTTTCTTTGTCAGCCATTTTATAAATTTTTATAGTTTTTTATAAATACTATGATTTTTTGCAAAAGTCATATATTATAAATACACACTATCTTTTGTTTTTCTGTTTAATTCCATCAAATAACCATGCATTTGCCATATACGGATTTAATGGTGAGGTACTATTTGGTGAAATCATCGGTTTATTTTTAAAATTATTTGTTGTTGTATTTCCACTATTCATTCTTTTTTCCATTTCCTGAATATCATTCACAGTAATAATTGCATTAAGCATATGTTCGGTAACACCTTTACTTTGCTTAAATTTTGCCATATCATAATTTAAAACATATAAACCAATTGCCAATCCCATAATTGAATCATCATGAAATGAACGTTTATGGTCAGCAACACGGTTTCCCGGCACCGTAACAAATGTTTTTAATTCGTTGAGTAATCTGAACGATTTAATTATTACGTCTTCCAGATGTATCGCTCTTTGTAATTCAAGCAGTACTGAAGCACGATTACTACCAATAAAAAATCCGGGAATTAAATCAACAGTCATAATATTTCCATCGGACATTGGTTTTTGTCCTCTTCTGATATATCCTTGCAATCTATCTCTCGAAGGTTTATGTGTTACTTCAGCATAATGAACATTTTCACTACCATAACCACTTTCAAGTAATTTTTCAATTGTTTGTACACCATAACCACCCGTGATATCCACAACACAATAAGCATTATTATATTGTCTACCATATAAATATGCTATTTCAGCAAGTGTTTGCGGTACAACCTTACCATAATATTCAGCAACTTGTTCAACTTTATGCCTACGAATTTTATATTTTTTAGGCTTATCATTTTTTATAATAACCTTTTCTTCAATAACTTCAACTGTTTTTAAAATATTAATTGTTGAACTATCTTCTCCATGACCCGGAGAAGAATCTAACGCCATTATATAATCTTCACCAATTTGAGGGTCTTCCCAAATCCACATATTTTTATCCATATATTCTTGACGAAGAGGAACTTTTATTTCATGGTCCTGAATTCTTAATAAATATTCTTCAGCGATGAAGTTATCACCAGAACCTAAAAATGAACATAACAATTCCTGCGCAATTTTACGCATATCACCATTAGCATCCCTGATTTGTTCTTCAAACCACGGAGAATTAGCTTCCCAGCCATCTTCCATCATTTTAATTCTGGTTTCATTATCCCAATTCTGGTCAACTATTCTTGTTTCATTTTCTTTACCTTTATTTTTTAACCAAACCAAACCCTGATTATATCTTGGGTCGTTGAACCACCATAACTGAACATCAACGAAGTTATTTTCTCCCCTACGAGCACCATCAAATGTTTTATAGAAAACTGCATCCAATCCGGAAGGTGTTGATACCATAATTGCACCACCACCTGTTTGTAATGTTGGTCGTGCAGCAGTCCAGAATTTATCTCCCTTTTCTGTCCATGCAGTTTCATCCCAGAAAATCAATGTTGGTGTCATACCACGAAGACCCTTGGAACTGAAAGCACCTAAACGAGAATTATTATCGTAAATTTTATCCTTTTGTGTGTCTTTTAAATTTCTTTCACCAGCATCTCTACCTGTTTTAGGTCTTAACCATGCCGGACAACCATCAATAAACAAAACAACATCACTCATTATTTCATCACGTGCTGTTTCAAGTTTATCAGCAACAATAGCAACTTGTCTGTTTTGATTAAACATTACATACCAAGCTAAATATGCACAAGTTGTTGTAGAAACACCCGCCTGACGATACTTATTTGCAACAACAAATCTGTTTTCCATATAAGTTTTAAGGAGTGTCTTTTGAAAATCAAATAACTTAAAACGAACAATTTGTCCACCCTTACCTTTTGTTTGGTCAAAAATTGTTAAATAAGTTTCAATAAAATATATTGGGTCTGTTGCGCAACGAACTATTTCAACTTCTTGTTCTTCTGTTGTTAACTCATTTGCTTTTTTTATTTTACCATCAACAGTAGTAACAACAGCTTCAATCTTTCCGGTTTTTTTACGAAGTTCTTCTGCATATTTTCTTGCTGCTTCTTTATCTCGTTCTCTTTGTACATCAAATGGGACAACGGGCACATGTTCAGGAGCATCATCTTTATCATCAAAATCTACATTCAAATTAATATCAGTACTCATATTCACAAATATTTATGATAAATACTTGTACTATATAAAAACCGCAAAGCGGGGTAAATATCTGGATTTATCCCGCTTCGAAACCTTTTCCTCCGAATCTGGAAGGATAGGCAAATATAAATACTGTGTTAATCCAGCTTTATTGAAGACGTTTCAACAAATTCTTTATTTTTTAAAATTATTTTTCGTGCAGACAAAATATCTGTAACTCTTGCCAATGTCATACCATAATGAAAAACTAATAATGGTTCGTCTTCATCTTGTTCTTTTCCAAACATACTCTCATATTGATTAAAACCACTATTATCTTCAGTTTGTTTTTCAATTTCATATGCTAACGCATGAATAGTATGATAACCATGCATATATGGTCTATCTACTGCTTCATGTAAGCAAAATAAATCAAACGTACTTGTTTTCAGATTTAATATTTCATTGATATATTCCTCAGTTGGTGGTAAAGCATTATCACATGCAGGTACTAAATCCCAACACCATCCTTCAATATCAATATTAGCTTCATTTGTTGAAAAGATAAACTCATATAATCCTTCATTTTTTGAATTATATCCGATTTTCAACACATAAATCAACTTAAGTTTTTTATCATCCAATTCCATGTTGTAACTTTACCATAAATACTTTGTAAAGTTACTTAATTGACTTCTGGTAAAAGTATACCAAATTCTTTTTGAATATAATTATCTGTTAATGCCATAGCCATGCCATAATTACTGACATCAGTACCCAACTTATAATTAAAATATTTCGAAGAACAATATGAAAATATTGCAATACTAACACAAATTAATGATAATATTTTAAATGATAATAGTAATACTGCTAATGCTAAAAGTACGTATGATAATCTTTTTGTAAAAATCATATGTGAATGTCTGACACGAATAATATCTTCAAATTGTGTTATAACCAATCTCCTGAATTCAAACCAATCAATATTATAACCATCATAGTCTTTGCCTTTAACATAAATTTCGTCTTTTGCATAACCTTGGGCATCCCAGAAAGTTCGTAATTCTTTTTTCTTTGAACCACCAATATATGTTCTGAATAGTTTTAAACTATCATAACTTCTATCTAAATTTAAGTTTAATCTCATAAATTCATTTTTAAATTATATTACTTATACGTAAAATAAAATTAAATGTTACAAAAAAAGCAGGATGTTTTCCTGCTTTTTATTTATTTCAACATAAAATTAGTTTTTTCTTGTGCGCTACCTGGTTCAAAACTACTTATAGTTCCTTTATCTTGAAATTCTTTTGGCGCATAAATTAATTTACCCATTTTATTAAGTCTTAAAGTACCACCACCACCATCAACATATTGTTTAATCATAAAATATTTTTCATCTGGTGTTGCTTTTTTTGCTGCAATACCAATACCACTCATATGAGGATTTATTAAAATATTTTTAAACGCAATTTGAAACAATCTATTAATTTCATCCACATTACGTGGGTTTAATTTTTTAAATGCTGCGGCAACTTTTTCTTCCGGACCGATATTAATACCCAATTTGTCAAGTCCTAAAACTTCATTTATATTATCTTTTTTTTTAAGTATTACTTTTTCATAAAGTTTAAATTGTTCATCAATTATACTATCAAGTTTTTTCAATACTGGTGATTTCGTATTTTCATTTAATTTTGATTTTCTCAAACCAGCTTTTTCTTCAAGACGTATACGAACATATTTTCTGAGTTTTTGTTCTGATTCAGTCATTACTTCCTGTGGTTCAGTACTTTCTTTCTTTACGTTTTTCCACATTGCTGCTGCAGCAACTTTTTTACCCGCTTCTTTACTACCATATTCTTTTGCTGCCTTATTAGCTACTTTATCAAAACCACCCTTACCTACGTTTTCACCCTTTTTTGCTTTTTTAACAACAGCACCTTTTACTTTAGATGATAAGCCAGCAGATGGTTTTGCTTCTGCCATATATTTATTTACACCTTCAGCAATAGTTTTAATTAATTGTCTTTTTGCTTCATTCATATTAAGTGTAATAGTTTTATCGGGTTCAACAACAATTTCAACACCTGCACCATCTGGTTTAATTGAACTCAAACCAAGATTTTGAGAACCACCAATAAGAGGAAGAGAACCACCCATAGCACCACTTACTTCAGGAGTTTCAAATTCATCACCGCCAAGTTCATGTTCTGCCTTTTCTTCTTCAGGAGTTTCACCTTCTTCATGTTCAGGAGAATCAGTTTCAGTAGAATCTGTTTCAGGTTCATCCGTTTCATCATCTTCTTGAATCATAGCTGAAGGTTGAACCGTTGTATATGCTGGGTCTGTATTTTCTGCTACCGACCTATATTTACCTAAATTTGCCTGACCACCTGCACCAATTTGATTTTGAATTGTTGCTAAAATACTTTTAACATTAAGTGGTTGCTGACCAGCACCAACTACTCTTTTATTTAATGCGGCAATTCTTTTACCCAAATCAGCAGCCGATGCTTCAAGTTTTGATACTTCAGGATTTATTTCACCTTGATTATATGATTGTTTAACACCTTGTGCATATTGACCAACTTTTTCTGCACCTGCTTTTGCTACATTACCAACAGCTTGTGCACCCTTTTGTACTGCGCCACCAACTGCTTGTCCGGCACTTTTTAAACCACCGCCAACTGCTTGTGCGCCTTTCTTAATGCCACTACCAATATCACCGCCAACTTTTTTAAAAGCATTACCTAATCCACCCCAAAGTTCGTTAAGTTGTGCCATTTTATCTTCTTCAGATGCTTCGTTCATTTCACTTGAATATGGAGTAAGTTCATTAGCATAATCTTCATGACCGTAATCACCTTTTAATTTCTCCAAAATTTCCGGAGTAATAACAATAGCAACTGTTTTAAAATCACCATCATTTTGACCTTCGCCATGAGCATTTGCATAACCACTGATTACATTAGCTTTTTCTTCATCACCACATTCCATGAATGATTCAGGACTACCATAACCACGAGAGTTAGCATATTCACCAAAACCACCACATTCAGCACATGGTTGTTCATCTTCAGGTAAACCTTCAGGTCCAGCTTCATTATCACCCTGTTCAACATTATCACCCAAATCATCAATTTCATCCTGACCTACGACTTTAAGAATTTTATTAGCCATTTCTTTTCTGTCTTCAATATCAATATCACGAAATTTATCTTTGAAAGAACTTAAAAATGAACCCACAAGTGATTTAACTTGAGCATCTTCCATTTCAGTTTTTCTGATTTTATTACTTATTTTACCAACGGCTTTCTCAATATCTGAATTTGGTTCTTCACCTTCTGGAGCACCAGTACCTTCTGGATTTTCAGCACCAGTCTCTTCAGCACCTGTTCCATCATCTTCTGGAGGCATTTCTTCGTTACCTTCAGGAGGCAATTCATCACCGCCTTCTGGTGGAGGTAATTCTTCACCACCCGTATCACCTTCTGGTGGAGGTAATTCTGCACCACCCTCTGGACCAGGTTCTTCCGCAGGAGTTGAAACAGGGTCTTTTGCATCTAATCCTGCTGCCATCTCAGCATTACCATCGGTATCAAGTGCAGGTTCTGCTTCAACATCAGTTGCAGCATCCAAATCACCAACTTTTTCTGCAGCCTTGTCAATTTCATCACTTGCAACATCTTCATTAAGTTTTTTCTTACTACCATTTTTATCTGGTCTCAATGAAGTTGCTTCATTAATAGTATGAAAAACCATATTTCTTTGCTTATCTGCTTCAGCCAATGATTTATATTTGAAGTTTGTTATATTTCCCAAACCACCAATATATGCAAAATCAGATACGTCAGGGTCTTGTTTAGTACCAGCTTTTTTAAGATAGTAATTATGGTTTTCTTTAACAATACCATAAGCAACACCATCGGCTGCTCTCTTGTAATCAATAAGACTACCTAAATTACGTACTTGAGATTCTTTAAGTGAGGTTTTATTTACTTCAGCTAAGTTCTTTAGTCTTTCAAAATAAGCCTCTTTGGTTGTATGTTTTACCATTTGAATATTTTTTATATGCCGTTATTTAATTTACACTTTTTTATAAATACTTTCTGTAATTCAAAAAATTAAGAATTTCAGATAATTTGACCAGTTTCATCAGTAATTTTATGCTTAATAAGCATTTCAGCAACTTTTTGATTAATTAGTTTTTTGCTCATAAACTTATCAATTACTGATTGATTTGCTTTTTTATGTGAAACATTCTCATTTAAAAACTTTTGATTTCGATGAATTTGTTCCAATATATCATAGAAAACCCTTTCGGATTTTTTACTATCCACATATTCTCTCAATTGTTGCTCAGTTAAAATAAATCTTTTCATGATATTACACATCAATTTCATTCAAACTTAATTCATCGGTCAGATATTCATTTTTCAATTCTGTCATTTTTTTTAAATATCCTGAAGTTCTTAATATTTTAAATACTAAATTTTCAATAGAAAATTCTCCACCAGCACTATCAAGTCCGGTTTGCCTGTATTTTTTTATTTTATCTCTTAAAAATTTATATTTTTTTAAAAAATTTTCATCATTTCTTTCATCAATAAGTTCATCAATATTATTCATCACATCTGCTGACTTTAGTTGCACATCAGCATTATCAACATTAATAATTTTTTTAATTGGTTTTCGAACCCAAATATCTTTAACTAAAGAATATACACCCGATGAATGATGTGGTTCTCCGGCATCTTGAAAATACATTTCAACATCATGACCTTTTACTTGTATTGGTAATTGCTCTGCCCAAAGTTGTTTTTTCATTTTTAAAAAATCACCAACAAAATCACGATTTTCTGAAACCTGACTAAAATCCAAAATTATATGAACATCCAAATCAGATTCTTCATTATAATTATAATTAGCCATACTACCCGTGAGAACAATATCATTATATTCCAAATTTTCGGCATCAGAAAATTCAATAAATCTTTTGGCATTTTTTAACAATATTTTTCTTACTTCGGGTTTCATTTTTTCATCTGACTCCCAAATCATAGGACATAATGTATCTTTCATCACAATAGTCGATACATCAACTGCTTCCGGTTCAATAACTTCTTTTAAAACGTCAGAAATGTTGTTCTCTTTCCAATATTTTGAACTCCATTTCCTTGGATTATTATTCATATCCGTGCTCTTTTAACTTATTAACAATTTCCGTTACCTGTTCGGGTGATGATTTAATTGGTTTTTTCTTTTCAACTAATAATCTGAATAAAGTTTCCAATACACCATATTCATCTTCACTATCAGCCAATTCATCAATAGCAGCTTTGACCCTTTCAGCTTTAATTTTAACATCTTCAGGATTCATCATCATAGGAATACCTTCATTTTTAAAATCAGGTACTACTCTTTGCATCACCTCAAAAAGCCTTTGTTTATTATCCTTTTTCATTTATCTGAATTATTTTTTACCAACTTTTGCTTTATCCCACTGTGCAACAGGTACTTCTTTTCCGGCATTATCTTCTTCTTTCAATTCTTCCTTGTCTTCATGCTCTTCCTTTTCCTCTTCAGGAGTTTCAGAATCTTCATGTTTTTTTGATTCCTTTTCTTCACCTGTTTCGAAATTATATTTTTTCTTGCCGGAAGTTTCTTTTTTTTCTTCTTTTTTGTCTTCCTTATCGTCATCCTTTTTATCTTCACCTTTTTTCTTATCGAAATTCCATTCTTTAAGAAGTTCTGCTTTAGGTTTGAATGTTTCATCGAGTTTTCCCATCATTTGGAAAAGTCTTGCTTTGTTGTCTTTGTTATCTGTTTTCATAATTATAATTATTAATTTGTATATAAATACTTTATTAGTGTTGTAAAAAGAATGTTCTTAGTACATCGGGTCTTTGTGTCGAAATATCTGTCTCACCCTTTGGTTGTACAATAACATTATATGTTGGTTTATTTGCTTCCGGTGTACCCATCATTTCATCGTGTGACAATAATGTATTAATATCAACACCGAATTTATCAGCAATCCTTTGTTTTAAAACATTCATACCATCAGGATTTTTAAAAATTAATTTACCTTTATTATCAGTAGCGAATTGATTTTTACCTGCTTTTACAAATAAATCATTAAAAATATTGGTAGGTACAATTTCAGATGTTTTAGCACCTTCCAAATTAACTTTATTTAATTCTTTTTTATTTGCATCAACAGAAAAACTAATTACAAAATCAGGTGCGCCTGAAACCGATAAATCTTTTGGAACATTACGGCTTGAATTATAAATATCAGCAACTTTTGTATGTGCATATGGTTTAACAACAAATTTTTCCTGTTTTAATTCTGACATAATTTCTTTACCAATTTCAAAATATCGTTTTGAAAAAAAGTCGCCACTATCATTCCATCTGAAACGCATTTCTTTTTCTTCAAATTCAAAATATGTTTTTTTAATTTCGTTTTTTAATTTTTGTTTGAATCTTGGCGGGTCGTTAAGCAATAAATTCAATATTCTTGTTTGTTTTAAATATACATCAGTCAATCTTACATAATTTCCACGCCTTGCATAACATGGCTTCACGCACGTACCTGCGCCCGGACACGTACTAATAATATGAAACGTATTATGTTCTTTATCATATACCAATCCTCTGAATGCAGGCAAACTAATTGTTATAGTATAAAATTTATCTGTTGCAGATTTGAGCATTTTTCTGTTACCTGTAGATATTATTTCCGGTGGTTCAATACTAATATCATTAATAAATTGTTGAACATCAATTTCACCTTCAACATCATGTTTAATTGCCTTATTATGAATATATAAATCAGATTTAACTCTTTTAGCAGGAGGTAAATTATAATTTTTTAATACATCATTCAGCAAATTTTTTAGTTCTTCAACATTCATACAAGATGTTTGCTTGACATCACCAAATTCACCTTCCCAATCAACTTCAGTTAAGGGCATACCACCAACCTTGTTCATCATTTCAAACAATCTCTGGGGAGTATATTTTGTCATTAATAACAATTTTCTATAAATACGGAATTATTAATTAAAGTGCATGAGTATTTATTATAAATTCTTGTACAAAATGAATTTAGAATGTATAAAAGGCATTATCACCGATAATTTAGCAATACAGATTGACTTAACTCAGTTAAAATCATGGGACTTAAATACAGGTTTAACTGCAATTAGTTTAACTAAATGGGCAGGAGCAGTTTCAGACAATATAAACCTAATTGATTTTGGCTTAACCGAATTTGATAATGGTCGAACCAACATCATGTGGAGTGGAATAACATTAACGCCATCAGATACATTATTTTCAATGTATCGAATTGGTGAAAATGTTGTTAAAAATCCTTCAAGTGGCAATACAAGCGGTTATACTGCAACAACAACTTTTAGCGGATATACAATAAGTGCAGTAACAACTACTTCAGCTACAACAGGAAATTATTTCGAACTTAATGGTGGCTATTTACAGGGATTTTTCAAATTACAGGATTATAATTTTGAATTATTGCCATCAAGATTTAATAATGGTATTACTGTTGAAACATTAGTATTTTTAAATTCTGGTTCAACAGGAATATTTTATATGATGGGACTTCGTGCAGAAGATAAATATAATCCATATTTCAGTGGTGAAACAACGGTTACGGGAGCAGTATATAGCGGAACAACTCTTATTGATGTAGGAAGTGTTAATGGCATTAAAACAAGTGAAAATAATTATTTGGATGCATTTGTTCCTACGGAAGTTAACAAAAAAGCATTCATAAATTGGGAAGACAGACAAAAAATAGAATATATTGAATCACCGCAAGTTGGAAATGTTAAAAATAATGCAATAGCATTTTTCTTAACTGATGATAAACATTTGGGATATAAATATATTGACAATAATGGTTCAATTGTTCAGAATATTTCACCAAGACGAATTGTTCCTATTACTGGTTGGACCATGATAGCAATATCATATTTACCCGATAATACAATTGATGAAACTGATGAAGAATTATTTTTATGTGCTCCACAAAGAACAGGCAGATTAGTATTTTTTATTAATGGTAGAGCAGAATGGATTTTAGATGAATTTCCAGAATATTTCTTTCATGCATTAAAAAATCAAAGAGAAAAAGAAATTGGTGTACCATACTCAATTAGCTGGGGTGGTGGTTCATTTGGACTGAGACATTCATGGCATTATGATTATCAAAAATATAGTTTGTATGCCGGACAAGACACTCAATATATTCAAGATAATTTCTTCGTAGAAGCTGACCCAATTCCTACGGAATGTTATATACCGCCAACAGGAAGTACATATCTTCCAGGATTGGCATTTAGTGCAGATAGTAGTACATTTAAATTTCCTGACCCATGTAATCCTAATGTTGAAATTCCTTTAACAGTAATGCGTATTGAATTTACTGGCGGTACTGGCACTACAGCAACAACATATTTTATAAAATATAATCATCCTATTACAGTTTTATCAAACAGAGATTATGAAGTTGATTTATTTCTTTATAATAACGGATTTTTTAAAACACTTGACGCAAATAATAATGCATCAATTGTCGTATATGGTACTGTTGATATTGATATTATTGATTATATAAAATATGAATATCCTTTATCATATGAAGAAATTTTTAATTTACATAATAGTGGTTTACATCCATTCCCTGACAGACAGGAATATCAATATATATATTTAAATCATCTTTCATATTATGGCGATACAGGTGTTCCTGTTACTGAAGAAAATGCATTTTTTAATGGATTAATACCCGTAAATGAATTTACTGGTGGTAATCTTGTAACAGGTCAAAATGTTTGGAATCCGTTAAAATTAACATTCAGAACAAAAGAAAATACTGGTAAACAAACAATATATATTGGATTATTACTCCAAAGTACCAACAAATTTAATAGTGTACCAATATATATAACTGATTTTACTTATACCGGAGCAGATATTTTAGTTCAAGACTCAAGAAAAAATGATTTATTAATTGAAGAAAACTTTAATAATTCATTTATTGGTGGTATTCAAAAACTTCGTGTATATGACCAAGGTTTAACACCTGCAGAAATTCTTCATAATGCTTTAGTTGAAGCAAAATTAAATCCAGCTTTAAATATCAAGGTAAATAAGGGTGGTAGAATAATTTATCGTTAATATGAGCCAATTATGAGCCAATTATCGGAAATATATGCAGGATGGACAAATTTAATTTTTCCAAATCCTGAAATTGAAAAAGAAGCAAAAAGAAGAATGGAAATCTGTGTAAGCAATCAATGTAAAAAATTTCGAGCAAATAAAACATGTGCACTCTGTGGCTGTTATATGCCAGCCAAAGTCCGAAGTCTTAAATCTCATTGTTGGATAAGAAAATGGTAATTAACAATAAGGAACACTCTTGATATTATCTTTTTTTAAATAATCAGTATCAGCAGTTTCAGTTGCAATAAAACTTTCAACAAATTCCCTGATAAACAATTCTTGTATTTTTGGTGGTGCTTTTTCAAATGCAACAAAATCAATTTCATCACCCTTTAATGTATGCATTGTAACATTAATATCATTCCAATTAAGATTAGTATAACCTGCTTCAAAAGTTGGTTCAACAAAATTTCCATAACTACCCGGTTCAGATTGAGTAGCTATACCAATTCCAATATCTTCACTAAAAAAATCTATATTAAATTTGGCAGGTTCTTTTGTTTCATCATATTTATATTCAACATTAAGAAAATATTCAATAGTTAATTTATCGGCATCATCACCGTTTTGCCAATTACCGCCAACACGAGCCTCACTAACATGTTTGATAACTTTTTTTGGATTTATTAAAGAATCACAAATAAATTGTTTTTGAAAATCTTCGTTTTTCAATAAATCGTAATTTTCCTCTTCCTTCAAATATTCTTCATTATGTAAAAAATCAAAACCAAATTTTGAAATTTCTTCATTAACTACTTTTATAATATTTTTGTTTGCCATGAAATTTTATTTAATAATAAATACTAATCTTTTAACATAAAAAATCGTATTTGAAAGTATTTATATGGGAAAATCATTGCTTAATTACTATATTAAGTTACGTCTGAAAAATCAGAAATGATTTTAAATTTTATTGCCAGTTAGTGGTTATGTAAAATTTTAAAGCGCAACTGATTAAACTTATGATAATTGCATCATTTTGGATGATGCAATTATTTTTTTATAAGGGATAAAAATATTCTTTATCCAAATAGTTAGTTAATACAATTTTATCATCCAAAACTTCTTTAACATAATTAGGTAAAAGAGGAATTTTACCTCCACCACCGGGCGCATCAATAACATATTGAGGTACTGCATATCCTGATGTAAATCCACGTAAACCCTTTATAATGTCAAGTCCGGTTTGTATGTCAGTCCTAAAATGTAATGAACCTGGGATAGGGTCACATTGGTATATATAATATGGACGTACTCTGATTTTTAATAAACCTTTGTTTAACTTCCTGAACGTATCAACATTATCATTAATACCCTTTAAAAGTACACTCTGTGAACCCAAAGGAATACCTGCATCAGCCAACATATTACAAGCCTTTTGAGTTTCTTCAGTAAGTTCATCGGGGTGAGTAAAATGTATACTCATATATAAAGGATGATATTTTTTTAAAATATTCATCAATTCCGGAGTTATACGCATAGGTAAAACCACTGGCACTTTAGTACCAATACGTATCATTTCCACGTGCTTAATACTATGCAATCTTTGTAATATATACTCAATTTGGTCATCCCTTAATGTTAAAGGGTCACCACCAGATATAATAACATCCCTTATAACAGGATTATTTTCAATATATTGAAAACCTTTTTCCCATTCAATTTTATTTGCATTAACATTATTTTCTCTTGAAACCATATGAGTTCTTGTACAATTATGTACTGATAAAAAATTAGCAACATAACTTTCATCATTTTGAACAGATAAATCCCAAGTTAATCCTGAATATGGTATTTCTTCATATTTTTCTATTTGAGAAAACATGTAATCATTATAAATAAATGACCTTGATTGACTATTATCATTTAAAACTTTATTTTCAAGAAATCGATAATAATCATGTTTATTTGTTAATCTAATTCTATATATTATTTTTTTCGATGTTATTATATTTTTTACTTTTTCCGACTTGGGTATTTTTAATTTACCAATCTCATTTGATTTATATTTTGATGGTTTATAACCAATCATAATTAACATCATAAATATTTGATTTGATAATACATCAGAAACAGTATTGAATTCAAGACTATAACCATTTCCAAAACCAAGTTTTCGTATTCCCCGATAACCATCACCATCTAACATACCCTTTAATAAATAATATTTAAAATCGTCTGTTGAATTAAAAATTAAATCATTGGATAACATTTTTTTATTAGAATATTTACCACAATTTTTAGATAAAAATTCACTCAATTTAACATCAAAAATTCTAACGGATACTATGGATTTATTTTCATATTCATTAATATATACATTTTCATATTTTAATTTATTAACGGCAATATATTCAAGTTTTTTTACCAAAGTATCTTTTTCGGAATATCCGAATGAAAACCTAACACCCATTGATTCACCATTTTTTCTTACTGGTAAATCTCCTTCCGCAATATATAATCCAATTAAATATGCTAAATCAATGTCATCATATTTAATTTCTTCATTTTTTAATTTTGGTGTTGTTAAAAAATCTCCCCCTTTTAATTCTGATACATAATTATATGAAGGAATAAAACTCGTTTGATGTTTAGGATGTCTTTTTTTACATTGTTTAGAATCTGGTTTACATATTTTCCAATCACCAGAATTACATAAAATATTATTTCTTTTAATTGATAAGAAAGGATGTTCTTTTGTAGTATATATTTCGGAATTTCTATTAGTTTTCATTTTAACAATATCACCATTATATTGTCGGGAAAAAACATCATATACATTACATATATTGCCCTTATCAGATATTATTTTATCACCAATTTTAATATCCTGAATGTTTTTTTCTGAAAAATCCGACATTAATATTTTTGTATTTGGTAATAAAGAATATCTGCAATAAGTCGAACAAAAATTTGTAACCAAAAATAATGCTCTATCGGGATATCTGTGAACAATATTTGGAACAGGAGAATCTTTTTCTTCATTCAAAGGGTCTTCTTTTTCTCCCTCAGTTGAATTTAATTCATTAACAGTAGGAATAATAGTCTTATATAGTGGATGGTCAGTTGAAAGACTATCCAATAAATAAAGAATATATGGAGTTATTCTGAACGGTAAATGATTTTTGGGCATATTAAAAATAATATCATTTTTTTTCTTACCGAGCAGTTCAACTAATTTTTCTGCATTAGTAATACCATTTTTTATTTGCCACGTCCAATCATTCCATTCTTCAATGGTTGTTCCTCTGAAATATTCGTCAATAAAAATTTTAAGTTTAATTTTGTCAAACAAGGATGATTCCTTGTTCACCGCAGGAGGGAATTCTGAGTCTTCTGATTCAGTCTGAGATACTTGTAAATTCTGGTTCTTCATTAGATATTTTGTTTCGTATAAATATAAAAAAGTTTTAAAAAAGTCAGATAAAAATACACTTTTTTTAATAATAATTCATATATAAATTTAATTATTTTTAAACATGTTCTTTTATACATAATTATGAAAATTTTTTTATGAAAAATAATAGTATTTATTATAAATATCGATTATCATGACAAAGAAAAATGGTAAACAAAGATTGTTTGAAGTTATGGAAAGAGTAGTACCTGATTTTAAACCAGTAGAAAAAAACAATTTACAGGAACAAGGACCTGCACCAGCACAAGCAGTAGCACCAACTACCCAAACACAACAATACGGTCAACAACCTGATGCCCAATATGCAGATAGCACATATAAATTAATTGCTCCTGCATTAAAATTAATTAATACTCCAGAAAAATTTGCACCAGCATTCAAAGGTTGGTTTCAATATCTGGGATATACACCACAATTGGGTAATATTAATATTGAAAGAGTTCGAATGGATGTTGAAAATGTCATGAAACAATTAGGATATAAATAAAAAAATAAAAATTTTTACAAAAATGTTTGTATTTATGATTTTAAGTATTACATTTGTGCAGTTAAACATATTTAATGATTTGAAATGATGAGAAGTTTTTTACATAACCAACCCCAGCCACAACATCCAAAAAATGGTGAATGGGAGTGTTATGTTTAAAACGGACATTAAAAAGAAGTTTTAAAAGTTAAACAGAAAACCCCATTCACATCGAATGGGGTTTTT